TATTACTATTAGTAGACATGATATACAATAAATGGTTATAATGTCAAATGTTATGAAAGATATACACAATAAACCTCAGACAGACATCAATAATCTGTCACCAATCGAAGAATTAGAACAGTCAACCTGGCATGCCACTAATGCTGTGCTTGACCTTATACGTGCAATTAACACGTTACCCGTAGAGCAATCTCAACACATTAAAGAAATGTTTAATCGTGTAGAAAAAGGAGAAGACAAGAATGCCTAAAGATTATCATGATACCGTTAAAAACCTAGAGGTAGGTGATGTTTTAAAAGTAGACAGAAGATATGGCTATCCAGCTGTTGTTAAATTATTTAATGAGTTTGGCTATAAATATGAAGATATAATAAAACCTACTGCAACTTGGGCTAGAAATATAAGGAGAGTAGAATGAACAAACTACCTGAAATACTAGAAGGCTATGAGCATGTCATTATAGGAGATACTTACTATTTTCCTGACATGCCTAATAATGTCTATCACAATACACCTGGCATATCTTCATCAACTATTAGAAGATTTGGCCAATCACAAGCTCATGCCCTGCAAGAAGAAATGGAAGATTCTCATGCTTTGCGATTTGGCTCTGCAGCCCATGCTTTAATTGTAGAGGGCGAAGATGTTTTTAATAAAGAGGTAGCTTGCTTAGTAGGTTCACCATACACCCAAGCTAATAAAGATCTAAAAAGAGATTTTGAAAAGCGTGGCTTAACCGTTATCAATACTAAGGATAGAGAAACTATCTATAACATGAAGAACAGTTTAGGTATTTATGGCGATACAGCTCTTAACCCTACCCAAACAGACTATCCTGGTGTATTCAATAGTCCATCTGAAATAGCTTTGTTTTGGTTTGAAAACGATATGCTTTGTAAAGTTAAATCAGATATGTTGCGCTATCCCATGTCGGGAGCCTATGATGATAAAACAATTGTTCTTGTTGATTACAAAACAACTCAATCTGTAAAACCAAAAGACTTTACTGGTTCAGTTAAAAAGTATCAATATGATTTGCAAGCTGCTTGGTATAAGAGAGCATTTGAGCAAGCAGGTTTTACTGTTGCAGACTTTATGTTTGTCGCACAAGAAAAGAAACACCCGTATGCTTCTAAAGTATTCAAGATGAAACATGAAGATATGGATGCTGGTTGGTTAGAGCTTGATAGATTGTTGGGCGAATACAAAACAGTAACAAGCGGTGTAAGACTGCCGTCTGTGTATAATAGTCCTGAACTAGTGGAAATAGAATTATGAGTATAGATAAGATTACACCAGAAGATTACAACAAATCGCCTGAAGAAGATTATTGGGTAACTGAAAAATTATCTGATTATGAAAAAAAAGATAAAAGTACCTTTGGGGAAAATTTAGGAGAAGAAATGTCAGATTCAGAATGGGACAAACAAATAGATGCTAAAGCTTCTAACCGTCAGATAGGCGGCGATCATTATAAAAAGCTAGCCATTCAACCTGCGGAGTATTGTTTTAGAAACAATCTTAACAATCTAGAGTCTGAAGCAATTAGTTACATTACAAGGTCTAGATTTAAAAATGGATCTGAAGATATAAAGAAAGCTATTCATACATTAGAGATGCTGTTAGAATATACGGTAATTAAGTAATTAATTTTTCATTTAATCTTTAAGAAGATAGGGAGCCGAAAGGCTCCCTTTTTATATGCACTATAAATTAACCCATTCGGAGATCAAAAAGAATGGATAGGCATATACTAGAACAAATTTAAGACAAAAAAAAGGGGCCTAAGCCCCTTAAAAGCAAGGCTTTATAGTTTAGGAGGGGTTTTAGCCTTCTCCGTACCAGGTGCTATAGGACTAACAGCACTCATATAATCTCCAATCTTTGTTTTGTTGGAAACCACTTCTTCTCCTTGGTTGTTTGTCCAAGTTTCTTCCTTGTGATAAATGCCTAAATCTAGTGTTTTATTCACAAGTTCATGCACGCTCTCTGGAAATGACTTAAAGCCTGTAGCTTTTGAAAGTTGTGTAAACATCTCATTTGAGATTCTTTTCACATTTTCATTTGGCGACCATAAGCTATAGAACTCAACATGATCACGATTACTACCGTCATTCATTTCGAAGACTACTCTTACAGTCCAGTTACCAGCAGCTGATTTATACTTCTCTGCTGTAATTACTCTTGCTGAGTTAACACCTACTGGTGAAATCTCTTTGCTCTCAACGACAGGTGGTTTAGTAATATTTTCTAACCACTCTACTCCATCAAAATCACTCATCATTACCTCCTAAGTTTTGTGAGTTAAATCCTAGCTTATCTATGACGTCAACTAGGTTAGGTTGTTCAAAGCCATCAAGCTTGCCCGACCTATCTTTTGCAGTATAGCCTTGACCAACGTCAGTCTGTAGCCATCTGTTTTTTACAATCGCCCCATCATCATCTTGCTCTTCTATAACTCTAAGTGCTAACACTTCGTCAAAGAAGTAAGTAATGGATTGACCTAATTTAGTACCAACCATCTTTGGTTCGTACTGCATGACATTATCGACATTTTGTTTTTCCATTTTAGATACAAAAACTACATGCATGTGTAAGTCCCTATATGCTCTCATAACATTTGTGCATGTTTCTTGCACATTACCATAAGCCATTCTAGGATCTTTATGTCTTGCTTTTTCAAAATTTAAAAGTATTTCTGACATCTCTGATATAGAGTCTAAGCATACAGTATCGTAAACTAATTCCCCATTTTTCAGAGCTTCACATATCTCTATAATTTCTTTTGCTTCTTTTACCTGTATAACATCAATGTCCTGGCTATCTCTAACAGATAGTAAACCAGACTCCATATCAATCATCAGTTTCTTTCCTGGAGCAGTCCCGCAAAGTGTCGTTTTACCTGACCCTGCAGCTCCATATACGAGTATCTTTACGCCCTGTTTATTCACACATGAATCAGGGGTAACGATTCTATCTTTAAATGACATAATAAATCTCCACGATTAATTTAAGTTGACATTATACTACAACATGTCCTACAATTTGTAAAACATACAGTTTCAATTTGTAAATATGGAGAAGAAATATAATTGGTTAGCAAACTACTACTTTAGAAATAAAGTACTTTCTACTAAATACTTAAAGAGACTGGAAACTATAAATATACAACCAGAATTTAAGGAGAGAGAAGTGAAAAGATATACCCTAAGAGAATATATTGAATTTATCGGCATGAAACAAGCTGCTGATTTATTTGGTTGTTCTATACATTCAATAAAAGCCTGGCGTTATGGCCACAGGCAACCATCCGTTGATCAAGCAAAAGCAATTATTCGAGCATCCGAAGGGAAGTTAGATTTTGAATCCATTTATGGCAATCTCGAAGATATAATTGCTGAGTGTTCAACTTAAATTTAACAGAAGACGAGAAGCCTCTCGATCTGGCATTAGCCTATTATGATGAAGGTCTATCAGTAGTACCGCTACTAAGACAATCAAAGAAACCACCAGTTTTTTTGGGTGGTTGGCATCAATACAAAACAGAAAGGCCCAAAAGAGAGACTGTAATAGAGTGGTTCAAGGATCGTGATGATCTTGTTGTAGCACTTATATGCGGTCAATTTATTGTAGTTGATGCTGACACACCCGAAGCTATGGGTTGGGTAGAAAAAAACTTACCACCTTCCCCTTTTAAAGTAGTAACAGGTAAGGGCATGCACTACTACTACAACAACCCTGAAAACTTTACTACCTTTGCCACCAAAAGACTTAATGACACACCTATAGAAAGGCTAATTGACATAAGGGGAGAGGGTGGATTAATTATAGCCCCATACAATAGACACGCTAACGGTAACTTGTATCGCCCTAAAACTATACCTGAGTGGGACGTGCATGACTTTGATGATTTACCTGACTTTACAGAAAAAGAATGGATCCAAATAACAGGCAACGGTAAAAATGATAACGGTCAAATAGTTACAGCACCTTTTTCATTAGATGGTGTTAATGAGGGCTCAAGAAATGATCAAGCAGCTAGGTTGGCTGGTTATCTTATAT